CATCCGAAACGGATCCAAGCGGACCCGACGCATCTCCCCAGGGCAACCTGGCCGCGTTCGGTACCGCATCACTTCACAATCACGGCTTTACAAAATCCTTCACTGAACATTGCCTGCTGATAGGCATGGTCAATGTCAGAGCCGATCTAACTTATCAGCAGGGCCTGAATCGAATGTGGTCTCGAGAGACCCGCTTCGATTTCTACTGGCCTGCTCTCTCACACATCGGCGAACAAGCCGTACTCAATAAAGAGATATTCGCTGACGGAACGGAAGTCGACGAAGACGTCTTCGGCTACCAAGAACGCTTCGCAGAATATCGCTACAAACCTTCAGTAATCACCGGACAATTCCGGTCAAACTTTGCACAAACGCTGGACGCTTGGCATCTTAGCCAAGACTTCAGCGACCTACCGTCGCTCAACGACGCGTTCATCAAAGACCAACCACCCATCGACCGCATAATCGCGGTCCCTGACGAACCTCACTTCCTATTCGACGCACATTTCTCATTGAGATGTGCACGCCCGATGCCGCTTTACGGCGTGCCGGGCATGATCGATCATTTCTAATGCAGGAGTTCGTCGAACCCACTCTGGCCATCTGGCCAGCACTCATCGCCGCCGGCGCAAGCATCTTCGGCGGCGCACAATCAGCTTCGGGCCTTCGCCGGCAGAACCGGCAACAAATGGCCGAAGCACAAAGAAACCGCGACTTTCAGGAGCGAATGTCCAGCACATCTCACCAACGCGAAGTCGAAGACCTCCGCGCTGCTGGACTTAACCCCATCCTGTCCGGCCTGGGCGGCTCCGGCGCCTCAAGTCCGGCAGGGAATATGGCAAACATCGTCGATGAAAAAACAGCGGCGGTATCTACCGCGCGCGAACTTGCCCGCAACACCATTGAGATTGCAAATCTCAAAAAAATGGGCAAACAAATCGACGCATCTACCAAAAAAATCACAGCGGAAGAAACGCTGACGCAAACAACAAACCAAACTCGGCAATTAGAAATAGCCGAGAAAAAAGTATCGGAGACCATCTGGGATACGATCTCTCAAATGTTCCAAACAAGCTCACCCGGAAAACCCAATCTCATGGATTGGGTATCCGAACTCACAAGCAATTCAGCACGCGCAATAGAAAAAGCAAATCAGGCGCGGCTCAACAAAAAAAAATTCCCCAAAATAGGAACTAATCGAAAGCCAAGCCCAAATCACTAAACCAAACAATCGCGAAGCGAATTGCTCTTGACCAGGTGAACCGATCAAGGGCCGGAAGGCCCGAGGTCGGTGAACTGCTTTAACAAGGAACACAAACATGACGCAAACAATTACCAAACAAAAACCCCGACAGAAAATTCGGTCTGCCTACGGCCCGAAAATTCGGGTCGGTTTACCCAACACCGAACCTTCGCTCACAAAACAGTCATTCAAAAACGAATGCGATATAAACCAAATCATGGCGAAGTTCCAAAAAACGGGGGCCATCGCCCACGTGCAAAACAATCAGCCCCAATACGGATTCGCAAGCTCAGAATCCTTTCACGAATCCATGAACATCGTCACCAAAGCCCAATCGATGTTCAACGACCTACCAAGCTCCATCCGGAGCAAATTCAAAAACGATCCGGCCGAATTCCTAGAATTCGTCCAAAATGAGGACAACGCCGACGAGCTCGTCGAGCTGGGACTCGCAAATGCACCCATACCGGAGGTAGGGTCCGAGCCCGATCGTCCAGGAGGCGGCGACACAGCCCCGACACCTCCACCGGCGGAGCCGGAATAACCCTTCGAGGGCACAAATCTCGAGGTAAAATACTTATGACCTACTTGATGTCATAAGTACAAGGTGACAGAATCCCCAAATCCTGACACCACACACCAAATCAACAATCCCTCCGCAGGAGGACAACATGGCAAGACGCAGACAAAAGCTCAAAAAGGGCTACTCAAAACGGCTGTTCACCAAGACAGCCTCCCGAACCAACAAACGGAACCTCCGCGTAAATCCCATGCGCGGTGGCCTACGCATCTAACGACCTATTCTGGCGTCCAAAATGCAATGTACCTCCCCGATCAAGGGGTACGTTTCAAGAACCCCCGGCAAGTCCGGGGGTTTTCCTATCGTCTTCCAAAAATCTCTCTCAAACGGACAACTCGTCCAAATAAACTGCCAGCGCTGTCAAGCCTGCAGAGTAAATAAATCACGCGAATGGGCTATCCGCTGTGAACACGAAGCCTCACTCCACAGCGAAAATACATTCCTCACTCTGACTTACAATCCAGAAAATATGCCCGACGACCGCGGGCTCAGAAAAACAGACGCCCAAAAATTTCTAAAAAAACTTCGCTTCAAACTCAATCACAAAAAGCTACGCTTTTTCATGTGCGGAGAATACGGCGATCAGCCGGACCCAGGTACAACACTGGGACACCCGCACTATCATCTACTCATCTTCAATCACGAATTCCCCGACCCCGAAATAATCGGAACCACAAAAATGGGCTTCCCGATTTACACATCACGCATCTGCGAAAAAATATGGGGCAAGGGGTTCGTAACTATCGGAGAGGTCAACGGCAAAACAGCCGGATACGTCGCTCGCTACAACATGAAAAAAATAGGCGGCGACTTAGCAGCCGACCACTATCAGAAACCAGACCCAGTCACCGGAGAACTTCAACCGGTAATTCCAGAATATGTATCCATGTCTCTCAAGCCGGGAATCGGCTTCGACTGGTACAAAAAATTCCATACGGACTGCTTCCCCTCCGATCATCTAATCTTCAACAATCACAAAGTGCCAATTCCAAATTACTACACCGAACTACTCCGGCGCTCAGACCCGGAACTCTACAAACAAGTCAAACAAAAACGGATCGAAAACACACCCCCAGTCGACCCCGACTGGATGCGAGAACTCGCAATAAAAAAATGCAATAAAGCAAAAATCGACCGACTCGTGAGGACAATATGAAACGCGGAACGCAACAGGCACTTATAATTCTAATCACACTTCTACTCATCATCTGGAGCAACTCATGATCCACAAAATATTTACAATCTATGACGAAAAAGCCAAAGCGTACCTCCCTCCGTTCTTCCTGCCGGAATCCGGCATGGCGCTACGCAGCTTCAAAGACTGCATCAACTCAAACGACCATCAATTCGGAAAAAACCCGGAGGACTACACGCTATTCACGCTCGGGCATTACAACGACGCGGAAGCGTCGATCAGCCCGCACGCTCCCAAAACTCTCGGAAATGGGTTAACCTTCCTGAACCCAGACCCTCTCCCGGAATCACAAAATGAAACAACAATCGGTAATGACGCACCAATTCGCCCAGGTGCCATCAGCGGAAATTCCGCGTAGCTCATTCGACCGATCCCACGGATACAAAACGACCTTCGATGGGGGCCTCTTGGTCCCCATCTTCGTCGACGAGGCGCTGCCCGGAGACACCTTCAACCTGTCAATGACAGCATTCGCCAGATTGGCGACGCCAATATTTCCCGTCATGGACAACATGTTCATGGAAACATTCTTCTTCGCAGTCCCGATACGACTCGTATGGGACAACTGGGAAAAATTCAATGGCGCACAAACAAACCCGGGAGACTCAACCGACTTCGTCATCCCACAATACCAACAGACAAATCACTCGCAGGCATCGCTGTCCGATTACTTCGGCATTCCTACCGCTATTAGCGGCGGCGTTCCTCATTCCTGCCTGCACCATAGAGCCTATAATCTTATCTGGAACGATTGGTTTCGGGACCAAAACATGCAAAATACTATCCCGAATAACACCGACGACGGACCCGACAACAACGTCGACTATTCCGTCCAACGTCGAGGCAAACGCCACGACTATTTCACCTCCTGTCTGCCGTTCCCCCAAAAAGGGGACGCAGTAACAATCCCACTCGGAACCGTCGCACCAATCAAGGGCCTCGGAGGCCCGGAGTTCCAAACATTCAACGACATAGGCGTAACCGTCAATGAGATGGGAGGCACTCGTGTCTACCCATTCTCGACGGAAACAAATGCAAAATCATTCATCATGGAAGGCGACGCAGAGGCCGGCGACCCGCTACTCTTCGCCGACCTAACGGACGCGACAGCCGTCACAATCAATCAGCTACGCCAAGCCTTCCAAATCCAAAAACTACAAGAGCGCGACGCCCGAGGCGGCACTCGCTACACAGAAATAATACGGGCTCACTTCGGCGTTTCGTCGCCAGATGCCCGTCTCCAGCGCCCGGAATATTTAGGGGGCGGAAGCACACCCGTAAATGTAACCCCGGTCGCGCAAACATCCGAAACGGATCCAAGCGGACCCGACGCATCTCCCCAGGGCAACCTGGCCGCGTTCGGTACCGCATCACTTCACAATCACGGCTTTACAAAATCCTTCACTGAACATTGCCTGCTGATAGGCATGGTCAATGTCAGAGCCG